TCTTGCATCCACGCCACGTTTCATTCCTTTAAATTTACTCAATCTTGTATATCCCATATTGAACATCATATTGGCAATTATTCTTTGAGCTTCTTCCGGCAAATCTTCAAAGTCTTTATATAGGCGCTCGCAGTCAGACAAGACTGTTTCGATATCCGACTCGAAGGTTTCATGGGCTCTAATAGTGTCAATGGATGTTCCGACTTCCCATCCATATTCGGGGTCATCCTTAGTAACAAGATGGCCGATGCCAAAAGTAGGATAGCCAAGATGATCGTTATATATTTCATATTTACAACCTTCATCAATTTCTAATTCTTTTTGTAAGTTTAGTATATTCATTATTCTACCTCAAGACCTAATTTTATTTTACTAATAAGATAATTTCTTACAAATCCAGAACGAACAATATCACCAATTGTAAATTCCAAACAATTAAACTCTTCCATTTCATTTAAAATTCTAAGAAAATCATGTAGCCCATTTTTCTCATGTTGTTTAACTAAATCGGTTTGATTAAAATCGCCAGAAAATACAATCTTTGAGTCTTGACCAACCCTTGTGATAATAGTATCTAATTCGTGAAAATTAAGGTTTTGGCATTCATCTACTATAATGATTGAATTGTCAAATGTTAGGCCTCTTAAGAAAGATGTTGATAGAAAGAACAAAGAACCTTGACTTTTGAGTCGGTTATAAAGATCGGAAAAGGATTGTTCATTAGGTTGCTCAAACATGAACTGAACCATGTTCTGGTAGGGAACTTGATATAATGCAGCTTTATCTTCTTCATCACCCGGTAAAAATCCAATCTCTCTGGTAGGTATAAGTGACCTTACTAGAACTACTTTATTATATGGCTTCTTTAAATCCAATATATCTTTAAGTGCAAGATATAAAGAAATAAAAGTTTTTCCTGTTCCAGCAGCACCAAAAAGAAATTGGTTTTGACCTTTTTTCCATGAATCAAATACTAATTTTTGATTATCAGTAATGGGTTTAACCAATATTAAATTATTGTGACTTATTTCCTTAATCTTTTTACGTGACATTAACAATTCCTAATATAAAAATGAGGACCGACGGCGGACCAAATCAACCGAGGACAACCATCGGCCCCCACTAGCACATAGGCGGATTGACTTCCCAGCTTACTTAAATGCTGTGCATCTGTGCTGAAGTTTGATATCTCGCCTGCACTATTTCTATTTATTCTTTTTTTTATATTTATCAGCAGCATTTCTCGTTTTAATTCGAGCATGAGATTCACCACCGCCATAACGATTTGCTAAAGAACTGCCAGGATGGGCTGCAGCAATTCTTTTCATATTATCATTAAATCCACCATCTGTTTTGGGTCCGACATTCATAATATGATCGCCAACAATCGATATAGGCGTATAAACTTGCCGCACATTAGAATTATTTTTTTTATATTCAGCAAGTTCTGATATAGACATGAATTCTTCATATTGATAATTTTTGATTTCATCATAAAAAGTATAAGTAGGCATTAAAATTTAAACTCCTTCATCAATATATCTTAATATACCACATAAAATAGGTTTTGTCAAGAGTAATTTATAATAAATTTTTTAATTCTTCTGGGCGGTCCTCGAATGATGTGTAATGACATACAAGAATCTTTGTTGCTTCCAAAAGAACTTTATCATATTTATAATCTTCTTTCTGAGAATCTTCAAGATTATCAAAATCTGCTTCTGCTTTTCTTTTTTCTTCTTTCAACTCTCCATACAATTCCAATAATGCATTTTTAACAATATTGTCAACTACTTCATAGTCTAATGTAAATTCTGTATTCATTTTATTACTCCTTAATCCCATTACAAGGTACGATTATATTTATCTAGGTTCTTTCAACTTTTATGTGCTTTCGGGCCCGAAACTTCGTGGCCACCTAGCCGCGAGAAGTCCTCGGGCCCATGAATCAAATAATACATTTGGGTTTTTCATTGTTTTAATTTCTAACACATTATTATGTGGGTCCGCCACAAACATTGTTTCTTGTTCAAAAATATCGTTCTTAAATCGTATGTAAGGTTTATTCACAAATTCTACATTATTCTTTATTAACTTTTCCTTGATATCTTTAAATGTTTCTGCATCTAGATGTATACCAAAATGTGGTACACAAACATTATCCATATCAACAGCATGATATTTACTTGTTTGCTTTTTATTGGGGTTTGTTGCATGTAATGTAAGTTCGTTTCCCCAAAAATTGATATCAACCCAATCAGATTCTGAGTTACCTTTTTTACAACCAAGTATATCACAATAAAACTTTATTGCAATATCTAGGTTGCCGACTGGTATTGCTAAATGAAACCTATTTGACATTCAAGATTAATTTCCTATTTATAAAATATATGATTACCAATTTTTGTAGTACGTTTTTTAGTTTTTGCCCAACTAGGTCTTATATTATCTGCGTGATAAAATAATGCACCATCTGTAATATCTATGAATGATATTTCATCATTCATTATTATATATGCAAATTTTAAAAGTTCATTATATCTTTTCTTGTCATAGGGAGTGTCGCTTTTACCATCACAATACCAAGAGAACTGGCATCTGTTTTTGATGGGATAATACACAGCGTCATAAGGATCAGAAGTTTTCTTTGTCTTCCAACTTTCTCTTATTGGGCCCTGCTTAATCACTCCACATATTGTATTAGGAAATCTCTTATCTTTTACACGATTATATACCACAGCGGTTACACCAAGTATTCCAACGGTGCCTTGATTTCTGCTTTCATAATACATGTTAAGAGCCAAACACTCCGCCGAGCTCAAGATTTCTTTATTTTGATCTAAGAGGAGGTATTCGGCCACATTATTTTGATTGCCGGTTATTTGAGTAGAACTGATTAATATCAAGCCTGCTGCTAGTAAAAAGGTATTAATCATTTTTATTTCCCTGGAAGCTGCGACCATTGATTATACTACTAGCTGCGTCCTGATAGATATATTTCTTATTACAGTACATACATATAACAGTATTGTCGTCTCTCCCATCAATTGATGAACCATCATCATTTGGCTGCATTATATAATAATATACTACTGGATGATCGTGAGGGCTTGGTGCGCCACTACATGCTATTGTACGATCATGAACAATAAATGTATTATTATCTTCATTATCATCACATTGAGTCTTAATCATCGATATTCTGTTTTTTCCTGTCCACAGACGATAACAAAATCATCTATAGCACGTTGCTAATTATCTTCTATTATCTTTTTAGGTATATTCGGAGCATTGTATCCGAGAGGAGTACTAAGCTCCTCATCGTATGGCAGAGGACAATCATATAATATTTTTTCAACATCGTGCATCCCCTGATATCGCAGTATATCTTTCATTATCTTATTCTGTTTGGTAAGGATATCTACCAGAGTACGTAATTGTTGTTCTGGTCGAACGGTGCCGATCGGCCAGTACATGTTTTGGTTGTTGATCATCATTATTACGCTCCATCTACATCATCACTTTTGTTGTTATTAGGTTCTTTAAAGGCCATCACCAAAATTATAAATCTCTACGGTGGTAATTACCAACATATGTTTATCCAAACCAAATTATCGTCATGACCAACATAAAACTAACTCCGAGTGCAAATCCAGCAACCGCTCCACTACCAAATGCCCTGACTTCTCTACTATTTGTATCAATTATCATATTCATCTAATTCCATCATCAATAGAAACTCTCATTATTATATTTTCAAATCTTTTTCATAATAATTTTCTATTGCTGCTTTGATTGCATCTTCTGCTAATACGGAACAATGTATTTTTACAGGTGGCAGAGATAACTCTTTCACAATATATGTGTTCTTGATTGTTTTTGCTTGTGCGACAGTCTTTCCTTTAACCCACTCTGTAATGAAACTCGATGATGCAATTGCTGATCCACAACCAAACGTCTTAAACTTTGCGTCTTGGATAATACCGTTCTCAATCTTTACCTGAAGTTTCATTACATCGCCACATGAAGGAGCTCCAACGAGTCCTGTTCCTATATTGGTATCATTTTTGTCGAATGATCCAACATTACGAGGGTTTTCATAATGATCTATTACTTCTTTACTATATGCCATTGTTTTTTTCTCCTAATTCTTATTATTTTTAACCATTAGCTGCTCTAGCAGCTGCTGGATATGTCGCATGTTCAACCACCATAAAACTATCATCCCAATCAAATGCTTCCTTTACTACATTAATTGAGAGACCCTTGTATTTTTGATGCAAAATTTTATCCTTTGCAGCAATAAGAATATCAGCTTCGTCTGGATGCAATCCTTCTAACATTTGAATAAACATGCTTTCACGCTTGTTTTGTGATAGGCTGGGATTACCACCTTCAATAAAATGATAAAGTCTCCTTACCTCATAGGATAAAACATTATGTTCTGTTCCTTCGGGAGCTTCATTTTGAACATATGGAACTTCACCATAAGGTAGAGCCCATTTAAT